GCTGGTTCGATGAAGAAAAGACAGTTCAGGGCCGAGAAGCCCTGATGAACTACCGCTGGGACTACAACACAAGGATTGACGAATACAAACCTGTGCCAGTGCATGACTGGGCATCGCATGGTGCTGATGCTTTCAGGATGCTGGCCGTCTCTATACGCAGGAGTGAAGTGAAGCCTAAAGCCATCAAATATCCAAGCATGGGAGTGGTTTAGTGCTCTCAGAACGCGAGCTCCTTTCCATTATCGAGAACGAGGAGCGGCGTGCGCTTGGCTGGGGTGATGGGGAGCTTAACTCCGAACGTGAGACGCTTCTGCGGTTCTACAACCAGGAGTTGTACGGTAACGAGGTAGAGGGGCGGTCTCAAGTCGTTACCTCGGAAGTGCAGGACACGGTTGAGTGGATTCTCCCTAGTCTGATGAGGATGTTCACCGGGTCAGACAAGGCTGTGGAGTTCGAGCCTGAAAGACCGAGCGATGAAGAGCCTTGTAAGCAAGCTACCGACGCTTGCAATTACGTCTTCTACAAGCAGAACAATGGATTCCTGTCTCTCTACGCCTTCTTCAAGGATGCTCTTATCCAGAAGAACGGGTATGCAAAGGTCTACTACGAGAAGAAGGACAGGAAGAAGAAGGAGATGTACCAGGGGTTGACGATTGAGCAGATGGTGATGCTCAACCAGGACAAGAACGTAACGATCATTGCAGCAAACTCCTACCCTGATCCGTCAGTTCCAGCCTTCCCATCCCAGCCTGATCCTATGGCGCAGGGGGTCGGAGAGATGGCTGGGGCGCCAGTCCAAGCCCCTCAAGTGCCGATGCTCTATGACGTACAGGTAGAGGTGTCGGAGTTGTACGGCAAGGTGTGTGTTGATCCAGTACCTCCTGAAGAAATGTTGATCTCCGCAGACTTGAACTGCGTAGACCTGCAGAAGTCCACCTTCATCGCGCACCGTTGCGAGAAGACGCTCTCAGATCTGCGGGAGATGGGATACGAGTTCGAGGACACCGAGGTCATTGGTTCAGACAATGAACTTGAGGCTTCCCCTGAGAGGCTTGCTCGGCGTCGTTATGACGAGGAAGAGTTGGCTAGTATCTCAGAGCCTTCCAACAAGCCCATGCGAAAGGTATGGGTTACCGAAGCATACATTCGTGTGGACTATGACGGGGATGGGGTTACAGAGCTAAGAAAGGTAGTCAAGGCCCACAAGAAGGTATTGGAGAACGAGGAGGCCGAGGTAATCCCCTTTGCGGCCATCACTCCGATCATTATGACTCACCGGCATTTCGGCAAGTCTGTTGCTGAGATGGTGGCTGATCTTCAAGTCTTGAAGTCAACGATTACCCGTCAGGTATTGGACAACATCTACCAGACGAACGCTCCCAGAAACTTGGTGCTTACCACGCCAGACGGGGAGCCCAAAGCTAACCTTGACGACCTTCTTACTGTACGCATGGGCGGGATTGTCCGAGAGTACGAGAGGGACGCTGTAAGACCTCTGGCTGTTCCTTTCATGGGGCAGCATGGGTTGGGACTGATGCAATACCTGGACACGGTGAAGGATGCCCGTGTTGGATTTACAGGACAGTTCTCAGGGCTGGACCCGGATGCATTAAACAAGACCGCTCGAGGCGCTGTTCTACAGCAGAACAACGCAATGCAGCGGATTGAACTCATTGCGAGGATCTTTGCCGAGACTGGTGTTAAGGCAATCTTCAAGCTGATTCTTCACTGTCTATCCAAGTACCACGGGAAGCAGTTGATTGTGCGATTGAGGGATGAGTTCGTCCCGATGGACCCGAGGGCTTGGAATACGCAGTGGGACATGACCACGAATGTTGGATTGGGTACTGGTGATAAAGACACCCAGTTGATGCACCTGACGAGGATTGCCCAGATGCAAGGGGCTGCTCTACAGATGCCTGGTGGGGCTCAGTTGCTCAAACCGAAGAACCTCTACAACACAGCCTCCAAGATTGTGGAGAACGCTGGCTTTAAGAACGTGGAGGAGTTCTGGACCGACCCTGGTGACGGGCCATTCCCTCCGCCGCCTCCTGACCCTGCAGCGCAGAAGGCCCAGATGGATGCTCAGGCTAGGGAGAAGGAGTTTGAGGCCGGCCAACGCGAGGCTGCTGCTAAAGCAATGATGGAGAAGCAGCAGTCAGACCGTGAGATGGCTCAGAAGGCACAAGAGAGCAACGCCGACAGGATTCAGAAGCAGCAGGAGGCCATGTGGAAGCAGGCCTTGGCTGAGTGGCAGGCTGCGGCTGATTTGCAACTTGAGCGTTACAAGGCCGAATTGAAGGCCGATAACGATAGGCGAGCGGCTGAGTCTTCGGCAAGGGACAAAGAGAAGGAAGCAAGGTCAGAAAAGTCAGAGAAGAAGGAAGGCAAGTCTATCCCTGACATTCACGTTCACCTCCCGAGTGGGAAGAAGAGGATCAAGAAGGACAAGGACGGAAGCTATTTGTCTGAGGACGCTTAATGGCTGTTTCCGTAACGCACGCTACTCAAGCGACGTTACCGAACAATCCAGAGAAAGAGGTTTCCTCAGACGCTTGGAATGAGGGTCATGCTGTAACTGGGCTTGGCGATGCTGCAGAGCTGGATGTAGGCACTTCGGCTGGGACGGTAGCGGCAGGGGATCATACCCATTCAGGACTCGCCCCTACTGGCGGGACGACCGGGCAAGTCCTGAAGAAGAACAGCAATACCAACTATGACTACGGTTGGGCTGACGACGAGACGAGCGAAGGTGGAGATCCCGCCGGGCTTGTCCCTGTCGGCGGGATCATCATGTGGTCTGGGACCATTGCCACAATCCCGGAAGACTGGGCGTTGTGCGATGGGACGGCGAATGCTCCGGGCCCTGACTTAAGAGACAAGTTCATTGTAGGGGCAACATCAGACGACTCTGGTGTTGCCAAGACGAACCTTACTGGTTCTTTGACGACGAGTGGTGGAGCGATCACCCACCACCACGCAGACCACGCCCTGACGCAGCCAGCGGTTTCTGCTCACAGCATTACGCAACCTGCGTATAGTGACCACGGCGTAACTCAGCCGGCAGTCAATAATCACAGCATTACCCAGCCTGTGATCAATAACCACAGCGTTACCCAGCCTGTTGTTGCCGCACACTCGGTCACGCAGCCGGTGGTCAACAATCACACGATCACGCAGCCTGTGGTCGGGGATCATACGGTTACAACGGCAGGCCGTAGGACTTCGACGGCGGCGACGTTGCTGGCGGTCACGGCTGTCAGCTCGCACGCTCTTACTACGCAAGTCGCGGTATCAGCGCACACGCTGTCCACGAACGTGGGTGTATCGACGCACAGCCTGGATACGAACGTAGCGGTATCCGCCCACTCGTTGTCCACGAACGTGGCCCTGGACGCACACAGCCTTTCTACGAACGTTGCGGTGAGCGCCCACAGCATCAGCCAGAACGTGGCGGTCAGTGCCCATACTTTGAGCCAGAACGCGGCAATCGACGCGCACGACACGCTTTCCGCGCCGCAGCCGTATTACGCGCTCGCTTTCATTCAACGGATGGCCTAATGATCCGAATGTTTCGCAACCTGATGCGTGGCAAGGAGTCAATCCACCACGAACCAGAAGCACCGAAAGATGGCGTCTACAAAGGAGTTACGGACAAGGTTCTGGTGGCCTGTCCTACCTACCGTGGGAAGTCATACTCCCTGGAAGCCTATATCAGTGCGTACAACGCTTTCACCTACCCGCTGAAGTCGATCTTCATGGTGGACAACACTGGTAGTGGCTTGGCGTACTACGAGCACCTGAAGAAGTGCGGGATTGAGGCAGAGCATATCGACCCGACCCGCGACTTCCACGAAACCTTCCTGATGTGCTGGAAGCGGATCGCCAAGAAAGCACACGCTGGCGGGTACAAGTGGGTGATGTCTATTGAGGCCGACAACATCTGCCCGCCTCTGACCATTGATGCTTTGCTGAACGTGGCCGGGTACTGCAGGGCGCTGCATGTGGCCCATGCCTACCCGTGGCACAAGTGCCAATCGGATCAAGGATTCCTCACGGGACTTGGCTGCAACCTCATCAGCGCCGAAATGCTGTGGGACATCTTTCAGCAGAAGCAGTGGTTCACCACCGCTGTCGAGTCCGAGGTCTATGAGTACCCGAAGCTGAAAGGCTATCCCACGGTCGAGTTGTACAACCTGCTGGATGTTCGCCACATGGACGACACGGTTGGCGCCGAGCAGTACATGTTCCCGAAGGAGGACATGCCGGTGTTGGGTA